CGCTTCCTGCGCGATACCAACTGTCCGTGCCGTCAGCATCGAACGTCAGGCGGTACAGATCTAGACCTGCTAATGCAGTAACCGTGAGCTTGCCAGTCAGCGTCCCGCCGCTTAACGGCAGATAGCTAGAAAGCGCAGAGCTTGTGATGTAACCGCTTGGGTTAGCCGAGTTGTACGGCGTGTAGCCGAGGGCAGTAGTCACCATCCCTGACGTAATGCCAGAGATGTATCCAGACGGATTTGTGCTGTTGTACGGCGTATACCCGAGAGCAGTCGTTACCTGTGCGCCAGTGATGCCAGTCAGGTATCCGCTGTCGTTCGTAAACGTGCTGACATTTGTCGGCTGCGTATACGAGAACACGCCAGTCGATGAGTTATACGACAGTGATCCAGCCGCGCTTACGGCTGAACGCGCACGGGCGTTCGTGAAGTACAGGTTTGTGCTGCCTTCTGTAATGCCGTCGCTGCTTGGCGTGGTGTAACTAAATACGCCCGTCGTATTGTTGTACGACAAGGAACCAGAGGCCGAGATCGAAGTCCTTACGCGAGAAGTCGTGTGGTAAAGATTCGTGCTGCCTTCCGGAACCGCATCAGTGCTTCCGGGGGATGCGCTGATCTCAACATAGGCCGAGCCAGACCAGCGATACACCTTCGCGCTGTCGATGGCGATGTAGATCTTTCCAGAGTCTCCAGTCGCTGGGAAGGCCGCGAGGTTCGCATACTCAAGAACGTCGTCAACGTAAGACGGCAAGTGCGAAGAGGCAATCTTTCCTGAGCCGTCGAGTCCAACGTAGCCATTGGCAACGCCTTTATTTGCCGCGTCCTCCGGGGTGAAGCCAAGCGCAGTCGTTACATCGCCAGACGCAATATTCGTGCCAACGGTAACGCGACCCTTCCCGTCAACAGTTACCTTGGAATACGTCCCAGCAGTGACGCCGCTATTCGCAAGCGTCAGCGCAACAGGTGAGCCGGTCGTGCCGGTTCCGGTAACGTCTCCGGTGAAGTCAAGGGAGCCAGACGGAATGGCAACCCAAGACGGGTTCGTGCCGTCAGTGCTGAGATACTTGCCGCTGTTGCTAGTCTGCGATGGCAGAAAGCTATTCTTAACAGCAGAACTCGGGCTGCGAACCTCAGATACATGCAGATACTGCGCGTGATCGTCATCGCCCAAGCCGGAAAGATTTCCGTGATCCTGAACGAGGGCGGCAGCAACGCCAGCAGACTGCAACGCACGAAGGTCATACACAGCGACCGTGCTGGCTTTAACGCTGTTCGCGAAGCCAGTCTTGTGCGTGTAGATGACCTTATAAAGAGGGCGGAACTCGACTGATGGGAATCCGCTGAGACTCAATCCCTCAAAAGTCATCGCCTCCGCTTGCGATAGCTGGTTAGTCGGAGCCTGACTGATGATAGAAACAACGGGGTAGTTCAGGTTGTTCGTGGCTAGAATCCACGAAACGAAGTACCCGTTGTTGTTAACGCTCGCCGTAGACCAAGTTCCACCGCTGTACAGGTTGTACTGCGGGATGCCGCCGACAACCTTGAACGGGAAATCGGTCGGCGCGTCAATTACCCAAGCATTGCCACTAAGATAGAGAACAGGAATGCGAGCAGGGCTAGACAAATCCTGCTGCCACGTATTTGCGACAGGCGAATTAGTCGAGACGATATCGACCTGCATGTCTTCGTCGAAGAAAGTTCCGCCGCCGATATCAATCTGCGCGTCCGCGTCAGTAGCGCCAGTGCCAGTAGTCGTGTACCCGCTTGCGCCAAACCCGCTGGCAATCGCAGCGCCGCGAGTGCGGTGAAGGTACTCGTGAGTCTGCCAGTCCAGCGTGATGCCGTGGCGCTCGTCACCGAAATAAACCGCCTGCTGGGTTGTTGCGTTCCAGTAGATGTACGCCGTAGGCGCATGTTCTTCCCAAGTAAAGTAGGTCATCTGCGTCGAGAGAACGCCCGACGCATTGAAGTAGATGAAGTGCAGACCGGTGGTGTTTGGGATTACGACAGTTTGCGCAGACGTATAGGTATGCTTTACGCCTTTGCACCAGACCACGAAGCTCGCCGAAACTGGGGCGATCGTAAACGTGCGCGTGCCCGTATTGAAAGAAATAGAGGACTGTGACTTGTCCTCATGCCCAATAGGCTCGCCACTAGGGTCTGTAGCAGGCTCCCACGCGGTGCCGTTCCAGACAAGCTTCTCGCCAATGTTAGGAACATCAGAAGAGAAACTCTGCCCCTGCACCTTGGTGACAATGGGAGCGGTTGGGGTTCCGGAAAGGTCTCCGCCAATCTCAACCTTGTCTGCATTGAGATTGGTGAAGTTGGCGTCCAGCTCGTTATTTGTGAGCGGACTACCTTTCCCTGCGCGAGTCGTAATCGTCGACATGCCTTTCCCCTATTAGGAGATCGTTACAGTCCAAGTCACCGCCATGCTGTCGGCTGCGCCTTTGTTCACAACCGCAAACGTAGTGCGGCACAGCATAGTCCCAGCAGATCCCGCATTGAACACACCGGCCTCAGTGATCGGGCCAGTTCCAGTACCCGCGCCGAAGGTGGCGAAGTAGGTAACGACAGAGCCGGTCGCAGTGCCGCTGGTAAGCGCCACACGGCCAAGCTCGTTGCCAAGCGTCGTGTTGCCAACAACGGGGCTGGTCGAGCCTTCGCCGATCGCCATGTGGCTCATGACGGAAGAGGCAGTGCCGACCATACGCGAGGCAATGAAGTCTTTGCCGACAGTGACAACGAGGTTGTTGAACTCTCGCTCGTCCTTCAGGTTGCCGTTCTCATCGAACAGCTTCACCTGCAGCTTGCCGGTTGCCTTAATATCTTCTACAAGTTTCATTTACTGAACCTCAGTTTTAGAAAGTGCGTGAAACGCCCACATAGTCTTCGGCGAAATAGGAGATGTCCGCATAGTCGGTCATCCGCAAAGCGCCGGAGTCTGATGTTGATTTGAAGTCACTTATCCCTTTATTGAAAGAGATATTGCTTGAATCAATGACATACTCAGTGTCAGCAAAGCTTCTCCCGAAGTTTACTGCATAAGAGAAGTCATCTGAGATGCTAAATCCGTCAGCAAGAGACTTACCTATAGTCTGCTGCAGTTCGTCTTCTATGCTGAACCTGTCGTCCGCAAGAGCGGTGTCAGAGAGGAGCTTGCTAAACCCTCTTGAAGAGTTGTCTGAGGTTGATATCGAATCAGACTTACCAGCAAGAAAGTTGAGTGTGCTACTGTCTGAAGCAGAAAGAGAATCCTGCGCTAACTTAGACAGGCTGTAGCGCTGGGTGTCACTGACAGAAAACAAATCAGACTTAGCGAGAGCCGTGCTTCTCTGCATGGCGTCGGCAATCGATTGAGAGTCAGAAAGCCGCTTCCCTACAGCAAACGACTGTATCTGATCGGATACAGACTGCGAGTCGCTGGCTCTCTTGCCAACCGAAAGAACCTGCGCATCGACCAATGTGAACTCATCAGACGGCCTCTTGAAAAACACAAGAGTCTGTCTGTCTGACAAGGCCACGACATCTGCGGGTACTTTCTCGAAGGAGATGAGTACGCTGTCAGCTGTCGCAAGGAAGTCGTTGACCCAGCGATCAGGCGGGGTCGGGTCTGCATAAACGCCAGCAGCCTGAAGGTTGATGTACTTCAGGGTGTTTACGAGATTGACGTAGCTCAGCTGTCCCTTGAGTTCTACGTATTCAACCTGCTTCCCAAGCGCAACCCAATCCGTCTGGGCATGCACATCTTTGTATGCAACATCCGCAGCGGCTTCTGCTATCTGTATGCTTGGCCGGGAACTCGCAACCTCGAAGATTGCGCGAATCATTAGAAGTCGGCTCTGACCTTCAGCTTCAGAAGGTCATAAACGGTCTGAATAGTACCGTTGGTGTAGGTGACCTCGATTTCTGCTTCGTACGTGCCTGCGGTATCAAGCGCAGAGGACGACCACTGGAAGGCCACGCGCCCGTTAGGGGCGTCCGTGACAGAGCCAACGATCGTCGCCTTGATCGTAGTAGATCCCACAGCGCGAACCTTCAGCCGCACAGTCGCGCCTGTCAGGTCGATGGGTGCCCACGTAGCCGGGTTCGTCGAGTCCAGCGTCTGGCCGACTGCGGCCTCGTTGCTGTCCTTCAGGTTCATGTACAGGATCGGGAGGGTGTCTCCCTCAACCAGCGGGATAGTAGTGCTGTAAGCCATTAGATTCTCCGCATCTGAACGGACAAGTCAGACCGCACATGTCCTCGAACGGCACGCTGACGGGCGGTATTCACGCCGCGACCGAATTGATCCATAGCCGCAACAGCAAGCTGCGGGTTCGTATACGTCTTGCCCGGTGACATAAACAGTCGGGCCTTGGCACCCTGAGCGATTACTTCCGCATAGTCCTCGAACAACACATCCTCAACAGTTGTGGCTGTTCTGGTCGGCTTGTACGCAACGCGCATCGTCAGGGCGTTCGCGGCATTGTCCTTCGGGATCGGAAACAGCGAGAAGGTACGCTCGTCCTTCTGCAGGATGTACTTAGGCTCAGAGCCTGTCGTGCTGGCACCCTCGAAGGTGCGGTTGTACAGCTCAGACTTGTCGATCTCATCCGGGGCGACGGGCTGAAGCTCCTTGGCCTTGTACCAAGCCTTCATGATCTTGACAACAAGGTTGCCAGTGGGCGGCTCGAAGTCGTAGTCCACAACACCCGCAACAACTGTGAGCGGGTCATGGTCGCGCTGGATGATCAGGGACTTCTCGCAGAACTCGATGAGCGACGATCGCAGGGCGAGATCCACTGAGATCTCCGGGCATCCGGGGACGTCCGGCAGGATGTACGGGTAGAAGCTGGTAAGAGTTGCCATGACTTAACCTCCAGCCTCCACTGTAGCCACTCGCGGGACTGCACCGCCGATGTTGTTCAAGTTTGGCGAGCTTGTGAGCCGCTTCTTGTTGCCGATGCCGACGAGATTGGCAAAGGCCTGATAGTGCATAACAGCACGCTGAGCGTTTCCTGCAAACTCCGAATCCTTGCTCAGGCAGCGGTAGACGATGTAGTCCACCAAAGCACTGATGAAGATGTCTTCCTTCTCAAGCAACGAGGTGGACGACAGATCGTTAGACGTAATCTCAACCGGAGCCTTCGAGTAGACGATGGTCATCTTGTGCCCAGAGGCGGCAGGCGGATAGACGTAGAACGTCTTCGGCTCGCGCTCGTCGTACATGAAGTTCTTGATCGAGGTGGACACCGGCTCTGTGTGCCAGTCAGGAGAATGCGCATCCAGAATCTCGCGCTCGACGATACGCACTGCGCGGCCAATGGCGTTCGCAGAAGTGACGTTTCGGATCGCGTCGATCAGGCGTGTTCCGTCTGACGGAATTGTCTGTCGCGTGCCGGCGACAAGAGTGAGATTCGTCGTTTCAGCGTACAAGTCTGGACGTGCGGCAGCGAGATCTCGCCGGCCATCGTTCAGATAATTCAGGAGTTCGGTGTCAGTCCAGCGGACTTTACCTACGTCCTGAATCAGATCGCGTACACGATCGAAAAGATTATTGGGCGTCAGTGCCATGAAATTCTCCAGACTTCTTTGACTTTCTCTTCCTTACAGGAACCGTCACCGTCTCAGTATGCTCTTGCGGAACACTCGCAACAGGCTGCTCCTCGAACACCTCGAACTCTGGATCACCAGCAAGAACCTTCGAGTACGAGTATACAAACCCTGTTC